TCAATGTCAATGTAATCGCACCTAATTTTGGTAAAAAAGAAAAGGGTGGAGAAAATTCTGATGAAACAGTAAGTGGTAAATATTTAATTATAGCCACTAGACATATGATTGGTTACGATAAACATGAAACTGTTATTGAAGTTGCATCATCTTCAACAAATGTGCCTTTCATTCCTCAAGCAAGTGTAAATCAAGTAAAAGAAATTTTAAATTATTAATATGGAAAAAGATAAAGACTTTGCTGGTAAAAACGGTTTCGTTTGGTGGACTGGAATTGTTGAGAATAGAAATGATCCATTGAAGATGGGCCAATGCCAAGTGCGTTGTGTTGGTTGGGATGCAGACAATAAAATGCATCTTCCAACAGCAGACTTGCCTTGGGCAAAACCTTTGTTACCAGTAAATGGCATAAATGTGTTTGCACCAAAAGAAGGTGACATGGTTATTGGATTCTTCATTGACGGAGAAAGCGCACAAGAACGTGTGATGATGGGTATTTTACCTAACATTCCTTTGAAGGCTTCCAATCCACAACAAGCATTTGCGGATCCAAGAACTGCAACTGAGTTAAAAACTGCACCAAAAACTCCAAAAGAGAAAACATATAATACTGATGGTACTGGAATAAAAATTGTTGAAAGAGACCAAGCAGAATCATATCCTAAGATTTTGGACGAACCATCAACTTCTCGTATTGCAAGAAATGATGCAGCATCAATAACCAAAACATTCATACAAGAACGAAAAGATAATCCTGTAAAAGAAATTGAAACTGTAAATGGCACTTGGAATGAGCCAGAAACAAAATATGGTACAGTTTATCCATACAATAATGTAAAAGAAACTGAATCTGGTCACATATTAGAATTTGATGACACACCAGAAAAAGAAAGAATTCACCTTGCACACCGAAATGGTTCTTTCAATGAATGGTTTCCTGATGGTGACAAAGTTGAAAAAGTGACTAAAGACAATTACCAAATTATAATGGGTAACGATAGAGTTTATATTATGGGTAAATGTTTTGTTACTGTACAGGGTGATGCTGAAATTTATGTGAAAGAAAATGTATATTTGTTAGTTGATAAGAATGTTGAGGCGACAGTTCATGGAAATATAACTGCACAAGTTGATGGTAATATGACTTCAACAGTAGGAGGTAATTTTAAAATGGACGTTGGTGGAACAACAACATTCACTTCTGGTGGAAACTTTAAAGTAACTGCACCAAGGATTGATTTGAATTAACATGGCTCACGAATTTGTTTTGTTGGTAAAAGGTGAGTTAAAAACTTACACTAACTATGAAGATATACCTGATGAATTTGATAATGTGATTAAATTTATACCTGAGATTCCAGATGGCCCACATTCACATGATGAACATGAAGAAATTGAAAAATGGAATGAAAAATTACAACTACTAATGGAGAAAGAACGTGCCAGCAGCAACAAGAATAGGTGATGCAGATGTAACCCACTGTTCTGGTATGACTAGAGCCGCCGGTTCTGGAGATGTTTTTGTTAATGGAATTCCTTGGTCAAGACAAGGTGATAGTAATACCACACATTTATTGCCAGGTTCTCCATGTCCAGCCCACGCAGCACCAATTGCATCTGGTTCTGGTTCTGTTTTTGTTAATGGAAAAGGTGCGGGAAGAGTTGGTGATGGATTGTCGGGATGCACATCAGTTGCAGCAGGTTCTTCAAATGTTTTTGCTGGCGGATGAGATAAATAGAAAATGGCAACAACTAACATAGATTCCACACGAAATTTTGTAGATTTGGATTTGAATTTTATGATTCATCCAATTCGTAAAGACATTAACACTCACAAAGCGGAGTATGCAGTAATAAATTCGGTCAAAAATTTAATTTTGACTAACCATTTTGAACGACCATTCCAACCAGAAGTTGGATCAAATATTCGTAGATTGTTGTTTGAAAATGTTGATGTTATATTAGCAGCTCAAATTGAACGAGAGATAGAAGAAACTATTAATAATTTTGAACCGAGAGTTGAGGTGTCTTCTATTACTGCAATTCCTTCAGTTGATGAGAATGGGTATAAAATTATACTGGAATTTTTCGTGATAAACAATCCAGACCCAATTACAATTAATTTTTTCCTAGAACGGATTAGATAATATGGCAGACCGCTTAAGAGTAACAGAACTTGATTTTGATACAATCAAGACAAATTTAATAACATTTTTAAATCAACAAGCTGAATTTACAGATTATGATTTTGAAGGTTCTGGACTTTCTATATTGCTTGATGTTTTAGCATATAACACACATTATAATGGCTACTACCTCAATATGGTTGCGAATGAATCATTTATGGATACCGCATTGTTGCGAGATTCAGTTGTGTCCCATGCTAAATCTTTGGGATATGTTCCATATTCAACAAGAGCGCCAATTGCAACCATTAATTTTTTGGTTAACTCTACAACAAGTACGTCTGCAACATTAACCATACCTTCAGGATATTCTTTTCTATCAAATCAAATTGATAGTAAAGTTTATAACTTTGTTGTATTGGAAGACACAACAGTAACAAAAGCAAATAGCTCATATTATTTTGAAAATCTTGACATTTATGAAGGTCAATTAATAACTTATAGTTTCACACACAATCAAGCCGCAAATCCAAAACAAACATTTACATTGCCAGATAGCAATATTGATACGACAACAATTAAAGTTACCGTATCACCATCGTCAGTATCCACGGCAGTTACAGTTTATAATTTAGTTACAGATATTTTAGATGTTGATTCTACTTCTGAGGTTTATTATTTACAAGAATCAAAAAATGGTCAGTATCAAATTTATTTTGGAAATAATATAGTCGGAGAAAGTATTCCTGATGGTGGTATTATTTCTGTGAGATATTTGTTAACCGATGGAACAAGTGCAAACAAAGCAAATAATTTTGTTGGTGCATTGACATTGACTGACAGTTTAAATGAAACTCTATCCAATTTTACAGTTACTCCAGTTTCAGCGGCATCTGGTGGTGCAGAAAGAGAATCTGTTGATGATATTAAATTTGGTGCAGCTGCACAGTTTACTACACAAAATCGTTTGATTACAACAAAAGATTATGAATCATATTTAAAAAGAAATTACCCATCAATCGATTCTATTTCGGTATGGGGTGGTGAAGAAGAAGTTCCACCAGTATATGGAAAAGTTTTTGTATCTTTGAAACCAAAAGAAAACTATTTTATTTCAGAAACAGAAAAACAAAGAATTATTGATGAGATTATTAAGCCAAAATCAATTGTTTCTGTTGATACAATAATTCGGGATCCTGAATACCTATACCTATTAATTGAAAATTATGTCGAGTACAATAAAAATAAAACTACTCAGACAATTGAATCATTAAAAACTTCAATAAGAAATGCTATAATTTTGTATAGAGATACCAATTTAAATAAATTCGGATCAACTTTTGTTCTTTCAAAATTACAAGATAGTGTTGATGGTGTTGATTTAAATGCTATTAGTGGTTCTGAAACAAAATTATATTTACAGAAAAGATTTGAACCTTCTTTAGGTGTATCAACATCATATACAATTAATTTTAATGCACCGTTAAATCGTGGAACAACAACAAATAAGTTAACTTCTTCTGAGTTTAGAATTTTTGATTCTGCTGGCGCAGTAAAAACTGTTTCGTTTGAAGAAGTACCTGAATCATTTACCGGCATTTCTGAGATACAAGTTACAAACGCAGGAACTGGATATACAGAAGCACCAACAATAACAATTACCGGTGATGGTACTGGTGCTGTTGCAAACGCAGTAATTGTAAACGGAAAAATACAAAGTATTGTATTAACAAATCGAGGAATTAACTACACTAGAGCCATCGTTACAATTACCGGCGGCGGTGGATATGGTGCGGCTGGGTCTGCTGTGTTAGATGGTAAATTTGGTTATTTGAGAACAATTTATTATGATGACAATGCAGAAAAACAAACAATCGATGAACAAATTGGAACAATTGATTATATTACAGGAACAATTATCATAAATGATATCAGAATAGTATCTGTTGTTCCTACAGATTCACTA